GTCGTTTGCATATGGCTTACCAGTATGGGAATCTCCACTATGGCTTTTAATCTCAACGGATTCAACTTCAACCAGTCCGTGTTAGCCACAGGTGGTAGGGTTGTCCCTACTTGGGCAGATGTATTGAACCGTGCTAATCTAGGTATGGAAGTAATGCACGAGCGTAATGCTCACAATTTCCCTCTCGACTTGGCAGCTATAGAAGCAACGCCAGTCGTTTAAATCAACGTCCGTTCATCCCTTTTAATCAGGGACGCATGACACCCAAGCATGGAACGGGGCTTGGTACTAGAGGTATTATTATGACTTCAGTAGAACTTCAAGCTCGAATCAAAGAGCAAAGAGACTTTACTAGAGCTACTAAACTCAAGTATCGTGGCGTTGAGTACACCAAAAATTAATTATTATTGATGGCTCATCAAACAGCAGGGATGACAGCTTTTGTTACATCGCTGTCACCCGAACCTGAATCTCATCATAACAAACCAGAGGAGCATGAACCTCCAAAGGAAGATGAGACAGATTACAACTCATTGGAGGAAGCCTTATTAGGTGACTCTTAAATTCAACGAGTTATGGCTAGTGGTCTTCGGACTACTGGCCTTTTTTATTATGGTAGAAAGTATGCACTTAAACTACCACAGGTCAGAGACACCTCAGTGTCGGATCTCTGACTAATTGGCTTCTGGCCCTCTAAGGAGGATACCCTTTAGCCGTCTAGACGGTGGGATAGACCACAACAAACTGATCAAAAAATTTCAGCTGAAGAAAGTCAATATAAATTTTATCCATATTAATGGCACATCAAAATAGTGCATTACTCTCCTCGCTTACCGCGCCAGGTGCAGATAATGCTACAAGGTCAGGTTCTACCTTTACAACAACAGAACGAAGAGCACTCTTCCTCAAATTATTTAGTGGAGAGATGTTCAAAGGATTCCAACGCAATACAATTGCAAGGGATCTAGTTACAAAGAGAACTCTTAAGAATGGTAAGAGTTTACAGTTTATCTATACAGGTCGTACCAATAGTGAGTACCATACTCCAGGTCAGTCCATATTAGGTAACAGTGACAATGCACCTCCAGTAGCTGAGAAAACTATTACAGTAGATGACCTACTTATTAGTTCAGCATTCGTATATGAGCTAGATGAGACTCTTGCACACTACGATCTACGTGGAGAAATATCTAAGAAGATTGGTTATGCTCTAGCTGAGAACTATGACCGTAAGATCTTCCGTAAGATTAGCCAAGCTGCACGTAAGGCAAGTCCTGTATCGAAGACTAACTTCGTAGAGCCAGGTGGAACACAGATTCAAGTTGGAGCTGGTTCTGACGCTGATGATTCTCTCGATCCAGATAAGCTAGTAACTGCATTCTATGATGCAGCAGCAGCTCTAGATGAGAAAGGAGTACCTACTGAAGGTCGTGTAGGTGTACTAAATCCTCGCCAATACTATGCTCTTATCAAGGGTCTAGATGGTTCAGGTATAGGTGCTTACTTAGTAAACAGAGACGAGCAAGGAGATGCCCTACAATCAGGTAAGGGTGTTTATGAGATTGCTGGTATCAAGATTTACAAGTCAATGAACATACCATTCTTCACAAAGTATGGTGCAAAGTATGCTCCTTCTTCAGGTGCATCTGCTGGTACTGATCTAGCAACTGTTAACCCAGGTAACACAGGTTCATTCGTTGATGTCTCAATGGCTGACGAAAGAACTGAGACTGTTAACAACTATGGTAACAGTACAGACTTCGCTAATAGCTGTGGACTAATCTTCCAGAAGGAAGCTGCAGGTGTTGTAGAAGCAATTGGACCTCAAGTCCAAGTAACATCTGGAGATGTATCAGTCATTTACCAAGGAGATGTAATATTAGGAAGGCTCGCAATGGGAGCTGACTATCTAAATCCAGCCGCTGCTGTAGAATTGTTCGCAGGAACAACTACAAAGCCAGCTGCATGGTAATGTACATATGGGGAGTTAACGCTCCCCTTTTTATTTATATAATTTTATGGCTTCCACGACAATTGATAACGAGACCGAACTCTCCGCTGTAAATGCTATCTTGGGAGCTATTGGTCAATCCCCAGTAACTTCTTTAGTATTTACTAACCCAGAAATATCATTCATATATAATTTACTAAGAGATTCTAATGTTGATGTACAGTCGGAAGGCTGGCACTTTAATACAGAAAGACATGTTAAGTACACACCACAAGATGTTAGTGGTGTAAAGAAGATAGCTATCGGTAGTGATATATTACAGATGGATGTTACTGATGGTTGGAGTAAAAGAAACTATGACGTTGTTAAACGTAATGGTTATCTATATGATAAGATGGATCATACAGATGACTGGGATGAGTTAACAGATGGAATAGATTTAGATATAGTAAGATTAATATCTTATGTAGATTTACCCGAACCATTTAAAAGATATATTATCTATAAAGCTTCTGTCAGAGCTGCTACACAGTTAGTAGGTAATCCTCAGTTAGCTCAACTATTAGCTCAACAAGAAGCTATGGCTAGAGCTACAATAATGGAGTACGAATGTAATCAAGGCAATCATACTATGTTTGGTTTACCTGAAGATAGTACTTATAATGCTTATCAACCTTGGAGGTCATTAGGGAGATAATGGCTGGAGTAACACAAACTATTGATACATACTATGCTGGTATATCACAGCAATCAGATTTAAAAAAGTTTCCAGGTCAAGTAAAGGATATAATAAACGGTATACCTGATGTAACTGATGGGTTATATAAAAGACCTGGAGCTAAACGTATAGGTACTACACCGTTAGCTAACGTACAAAGTAATGGGTCTTGGTTCCATTACTATAGAGATGAGACAGAAGGTTCTTATATTGGTCAAGTAGCAAGCGATGGTAAGGTTAGAGTATGGAGTTGTAATGATGGTGCTGAGAAAAATGTATGGTATGCAACAGATAACGCTGCATATAATGCTAGTACTGCAGCTCATACATCTATTACTGGATATCTAACTCCTAGTTCTGCTACATCCACAGAAGATATACAAGCACTAACTATTAATGATACTACCTTCCTAAATAATAGAACTAAAACTGTAGGTACCACAGGTACAACAGATGCTAGACCTGATTCACACTTTGCATATATAGATTTATTAAGAACAGAAAATGGTAGACAATATTCATTAAATATATATAGTACAGAAAGTACATCAACTATAAACAAAGCTACAAGAGTAAAAATTTCATCTGATACTTTAGCTGAAGGTGGTAATACAGGTACATGTCCTGGTATAGGTACTCAAGTATTTTCAGTAACAGCTGCAGGTAGTTATTCAGGTACTAATATAGTTTCTGTAAAGAATTCTAGTGGTACAGATATAACTAGTGGTAGAGATAATTTAATATTCCGTATTACAACACTAGGTCAGAATGGACAGTTACTTCCTATTGATGATACTGACTCTGGCACTCCATCTAATGTTTTTAGTTGTACATATAATAGACAAGTTGTTCTATTACATGGAGGAGAAGGATGGGAAGTCGGCGATGAAATAACAGTTACTTTAGATCAAGCAAAAACTAATTATAATTATACTGTAAAAATAGAAGAGATTGAAGCTGTAGCAATTAAAGCTAATATAAAAGCAGTACGCCCAACACCTACACCATTCGACGCAGATACAGCTGTTACTGTTGATACAATATTAGGTGGTATATCAGCTGAGTTACCAGGAACTATCAGTCATGTAATTATAGGTAATGGAATCTATTTGCATTCTAGTAATCCTTTTAGTGTAGAGATATCAGAAAAGGATTTAATGAGAGTAATGCAAGAAGATGTAAATGACGTTGCTGAATTACCTAACCAATGTAAAGATGGGTATATAGTTAAAGTAGCTAATTCTAAAGATTCTAGTGACGATGATTACTATCTTAAATTTAAAGGTAATGATAATTTAGATGGCCCTGGTTCTTGGGTAGAATGTGCAGCTCCAGGTATAGTAAAGAGCTTAGATGCTACTACTATGCCTCATGTATTACAACGTCAAGCAGACGGTGACTTCTTAGTAAAAAAATATACATGGGAAGATAGAGAAGTAGGAGATGATAATACAAATCCATTGCCAACATTTGCTGATGGTTCATCTAAAATAAATAATGTATTATTTTTCCGTAATAGATTAGCTCTTTTATCTGGATCAAATGTCATATTATCAAGACCAGGAGAATTAACTACTCCAAGTTTCTTTGGTAAAACAGCTCTTGCTGTTAGTGCTGTAGATCCTATTGATATATCTAGTAGTTCAGAATTTCCATCTGATCTATTTGATGGTATTGAAACAACAGCAGGTTTATTAGTATTCAGTACTAATCAACAGTTCTTATTGTCATCAGATGCAGAAATATTAAACCCAGATACTGCTAAACTTAGAAGTGTTTGTACATATAATTATAATAAAGATTTATCTCCTATATCTTTAGGAACAACTGTAGGTTATCTAGATAACTCAGGTAAGTTCAGTCGTTTCAATGAGATGCTTGGGATACAAAGAGAGCAAGAACCACTAGTAGGTGAACAAAGTAAAATTGTACCTACCTTACTACCTAAAGATTTAGACTTACTTACTAATTCTAGAGAGAATCAATTAGTATTATTTGGGAAAACAAATACTGATATAGTCTATGGATATAAATATTTAGTAAGTGGAAATGAAAGACCACAGCAAGCATGGTTTAAGTGGAAGTTTAACAATCCTCTTAAGTATCATTTCATTATTGATGATAATTATTATTTATTAGATACTGATAATTTCTTACAGAAAGTCAGTTTAATGCAAACTGATGTTGATCCTAGTATTGATGAAACTGTAGGATCAGATACATCTAACTATTTAATACATCTTGATAACTGGATTACTGTAAGTGGGGGGTCTTATAATAATAGTACTAAGTTAACTACATTTACTAACCAAGCTACATGGCTACCTAGTGTAACTACACCTAATGGTAACCTAGTTATAGTAGATATTGATCCCAATTCAGTTAGAGTAGGTAGGTATGCAGATTGTACATTATTAAATAATAATCCTAATGATGACTTTACTTTACCTGGTGATTGGTCTAGAGAAGTAATCTCTATAACAGTAACTAATGGTGGTAGTAATTATACTTCAGCTCCTTCTGTTAGTATAACTGGTGGTGGAGGTACTGGTGCTGAAGCTACTGCTTCTATAGCAAACGGTGCAGTCACAGCTATAACTCTAACTAACAATGGATATAACTTTACCTCTGCTCCTACAGTATCTATAAGTGGAGGAGGAGGATCTAGTGCTGCAGCTACAGCTGCTATCCACGATGGTTCATACTATATGGGATATCTATATGAGTATCATGTACACTTCCCTCACTTCTATTTAACTCAAGTACAAGGTAAACAAGCTAAAGCTGATGTCAATTCATCACTTATTATACATAGAATTAAATTAAACTTTGGTAAATCTGGTCTCTATACTACTACACTATATAGAAAAGATAAAGCAGATTATAGTGAAACCTATGAATCTTCTATATCAGATGAGTACTCAGTATCTGATGCACCATACTTACCAGAACAAGTACAAACAGTACCTGTCTATGAGAAAACAGATAATGTAGAAGTTATTTTAAAATCATCACACCCAGCTCCTGCTACATTAAATGCATTGACATGGGAAGGAGATTATTCACAGAGAAACTATAAACGTGTCTAAATACATTCACCCAATAACATTTGAGGCTGCCATGGAGGTGGCCTCTAATTTACGTCCAGAAGACCTCAGAGAGCTTGAAGAAGGTCACGGGCTAGATCGTATGGAATACTTTAAAGAAGTGGCTTATGATCCATCCTGTGTGTATTTCGTGGTGCCTAACGGTAAGACTGCTGGTATGGCAGGCGTAGATACAAATGGGGCTATATGGATGATGTGTACATCTGCAATACATGAGTATCCACTTACATTTGCTAGAGAAGCTAAAAGGTTTGTTGAGAGTAGAACCGAACCTTTACTATGGAATATTGTCGATAAACGAAATATTGTTCACCTAAAACTACTCAAATTTCTAGGTTTTAAATTCTTAAGAGAACTTAAGCATGGACCTAATCAATTGTCCTTTATAGAGTTTTGCCGTGTGTGCAAGAAATCCAGATAAAGATCGAGCTAAAATCGAAAAGCATAATAGAGATTATGCTCATTTATCTAAAAGTAACCAGTTTCATAATAAAGAAACTAGTTACAAAAAAAGTAGAAGAAGAAATGTAATCGGATTTAGTAGAGGTAGATCTGATATACAAAGTAAAGCTTTATCTATCATTGGTAAAGGTAGACAGCTAAAAGAAGATGCCGCAAGATCTTATGCTATAAAAAGTTCAGCAAAATCGGCGGAAGGTGGTAGATCTACAAGAGCAGGTAGAAATGAGTACCTAGCATTATTAACTAAACAAGCACGTATAGAAAGTAAAATTAGTAATACATTAGGAAGAGATCAATCTAGTGCTATACAAGGTATTACTAGACAGTATCAAAATAAAGAAGCTACTAATAGAAGTAAATTAGGATTACCTCCTGAGTATGGTCCACGTGTAATGTATAGGAAACAAAGTTTGTGGGAAAAATCACAACCAGTTAGAGATATAGTTGGCCTAGCTATACCATTTTTACCTTCTAATTAAGTTTAAAAAATGACAGAATCAAGATCTTTTACCGCATTTCAAGGTAGTAGTTTAGGTATCAATACTGCTGCAACTAACTACTTAGAAACTGAAGCGGATATGACTAAAGCCGTCAATGAACAAATTGACGATAACATTAAAATGATGAATAATCATTTTGATCAATTAATAAAAATATCAAATGAATCCCATAATGCTAAAAGTAAAGTTATAGGAGAATTAGCTCAATTTACTAAGCAAGGTAAATATATTGCAGATTGGGCTATAGCTAAAGCTGATGCTAAAAAATCTTTAAATAGATATTATAATCAAAATGAACACCAACATAGATTTAAAGAAGAAGCTGAAACTGGTGTAGTTGAAGAAGAATTAAATCAGCAAGAAAAAATTAACTATACCGCTGCAGGTGAAATTGAAAATGAATTACCAGAATTAGCACATGCTCTAGCAACAACTGATAGAAGTAGAGTTGCTCAAAAAGAAATATTTAGTCAATCTATTGATCAATCTGAAGTATTTTTTGAACGAGCAGCAGCAACTTTAGAAGTTGAAGTATCTCCTGGTGTATGGAAGACATGGGATGATCCAGGTTTAACATCTGAAGAAAGAGAAATTATATCTAGAGAAATAGATGAAGTATTTATAACTAGCTTACAAGATCAAGATTTTAATAAGCGTTTGATGGATAAGTACTTACTACATCCTATGCTTAAAAAACATAAAGATAGATTATCTAAAGCTGCTGCAGAAGAAGCAGCTGGTTTGAAAGAAGCACGTAAACAAGACCGTGCTAATAAATTTATCAATGATTTTAAAAGTGCTTATGATTCACAAACTGAAAACCCTGGTCAAGTTATAGAGAATTATTTAAATAATTATCAAGGGTACCATTCTGCTAGTTCAGGATTAAAAGATAAAGGTTTTGTATTAGCAAAACAAGAGTTACAAACAGTTATTTTAGATGGTTTAGAATCTGGTGAACTTGATTGGGAATGGATAGAGGAATCTTTACAGTATGAAATCAAACCTCATGATGGAGGTAAACCTAAATCAATAGAAGATTATTTAGTTAACTTTTCTCGTCCTATCAGGATAGCAGTAGATAAAGCTAAAACAGACGCTGCTAACGAAGCAGATAGAGAAAGGAGGAATCTAGTAAAAAATGCTGAAAATGCCTATAGAGATGCCTGGGAAGGGAATCCTCCTAGTGAAGAAGAAGTCAAAGCTGCCTGGAAAGATATATTACAAAAGCATGGAGAAGTTAGCAATGATTTTAAAAACTATGCTAGTAAGCAAGACATCGCTGATATTGACATTGTTGAGGATTTAAAAATTAGGCTTATTAAGAACGGAGAACAGTTAAAAGAGGAAGATTTAGATGGTATATCAGATCTAGACTTAAAAGCTGAATGGTTAAGAAAAATTAGTCTTGGTGGTTTAAATCAGGAACAAGTAGCATCTAGAAATTTAGCTATACAAGGTGCAGCTTTAAGAAGAATAGAAGAAGAAGACGCTAATAAGGCTACACATAATCCTAGATATGAACCTATAATGACTCAAGCTAAACAATATTATATTCAAAAGTATTTAGCTGAACTTGGTCAGGGACAGTCTAAAGAAACAGCACTTGCACTTGCACATCAAGATACTATAGATAAAATAGAAGCTGGATATTTTGATACAAGACCTAGAGTCAGTAGAGATCAAACTAGGGCTGATAATCTTATTTCTGCTAGAGCTACTGTTATTAAAGATCCTTCTATTGTAAATAGTTCTGATTTATTAATTGGAGAAGAGGAGCCATTAAAAGCAGCTCTACATATGATCACTTATAAAAAAGGTAATATACCAGAGTACTATAGAGAACTACTTAAGGAAAGTAAACAAGATCCATATCAGTTTATGATAAATAGATTAGTCTCTACTGGTATGTTAAAACGTAGTGATGTAGAACCTATCCCAGAACTTGAACTAACTCCAGCAGGTCAAGATTTACTTCTATATAAACCTTCTCCTTCTAGAACAAATAGAGCATTAATAGAGGCTACTCTTGAAGAAAACAATGAAGAAAAAGTAGCACCACTATTAGAATTAATTGGAATAGATTCTATCGAAGGAGTACTAGACGTACTTAGAGAAAATGCACAGCGTAATAATCAGTTATCA